GTTAGAAACGTAAATAGTTGTACCGCCTGCATTGACTGCGGTATCCCACTTATCGTTTTCTTGATACCTGTGCTGGCTATCAAACAAAGTAAAGGGAGAACTGGTGCGTAAACGACCAAAAGCATCTCCGGCCGTGCCGGAGCCGGCTTGCACGGCTAGCGGGTATTCAGCATCATTACGCACCCAAACGAGCGCGTAGCGGTCCTTGTTAAGAATGCGTTGGCCCATTAGTCAATCCTCCCAAGTTATCGGTGTGCCCAAAGGTTGTTTGCGCCGCTAGATGGAGCGCAGGTGTGCGGGCACCGCAATAGGGGTGCCAAAAGGTTGTTGACGTTGACGGGCACGACGAGCTTCACGCTCGGGTTCCAGCGCCATGAACAATCGTGCAGGTTTTACTCCTAAATCTTTCGCAACACTCGGAAGGTTGTATACACCGCTTTCCGCGAGCTTCCTATCTCTTGTATTCATATTTGCAGTAAGAATCCGCCGAGTCAGTCCTGGAATCCGAGGCTGATCCACACTGCGGACAAAACTTGAACGGGGCAGGCGACCCTCATCCCAAAGAAGATCAGCCTCAAGTGCATCGTGGTATCGATTGATTCCTAATTCAAACTTTTCCCAAGAACGGCTGTAATCCTTAGCTTGGGTTTCGATATTGTTTAATACGCCTTTGAAGCGTTCATCTGTGAATTCCGCTGCTGCGCCTCTTCTATACCCAACCATCATAGGTAGTCGGCGCAGATCTGACATTAGATTCTCTACGCCATCGCGGGAATGTACTGGGTGTCGGTAATCATCGATGTCCGTGGAGTAGCCGAAATCAATCAGTGCAACTTTTTTACTACGAGGGTGCACCATAATGTTGCCGTTATGAATATCACCATGAGCAAGCCCTTCTGTGTGGAGCTTGCGGAACTCTCGCAGCATTTTCACCTTGACAATGGCAGGAGCGTTTGATGCGGTACCGTAGGCATCTGAATAAACCGATTCCAGAGTCTTGTAGCCCTTCATGTGGGACAAAACCAACGTCTGAGCACGTACATCACCGTTCTCGTCAGTGACGGCGTTCATCGAAAGGGGTCGAGGGACGTTGACACCAGCAGCATGCGCCTTGTCCAGGCGCTCGTACTCCCAGTCAACATCGTCCTCGTCGAGGTTGCGGTACAGCTTGACCCCGAACTTTTCGGAAGGGTGAACGTAGTAGGTGCCGAATGCGCCTTCCCCGGCTTGGCAACGCGGATTAGGGATCCGCGCGTCAAATTTCGCCGGGGCTGCCAGCTTTCCCAGGCCACCTCCACATTCCATGGAGCGGCGCCGGGCGTTGATCTTTTCCTGGACGTCCCAGACCTTGCCGCCGTTGATGGCTTCGTCAGTAATCTTACGAGCGCGCTCGGGGGATAGCTTTTGCTTGTTCACCAAACCGCGGCGCTCTGCGACGGTGAGCGGCCTTGTTCTGCGTGCGTTGCGTTTGGCCAAGTAGGCGCTTCCTGTTACTAAACCTGCAGCAAGAGCGACTGTAGCAGCAGTTTTAACAGCCTTTGGTGTTAATCCACTAGCTTTTTTACTGCATTTGTGTGTTTTCGGTATGTAGGAATTACCGCACGGCTTTCCCTTACCACCCCGAGGGGCGTCACTTCGCACTAGGCCGAGAACTTTCCCGGCGTCAGGCCGTCGCGGCGGGAGACTTTGCCGCTACAGCGCCACTTCGCTCTCGAGAGGCAGAGCGGGGTGTTGCGGTCCTTTCCTGAGCAGTCCTTACCGTGGGACTTCATGTCACCAAAGCTGCGGGCGCAGTAGCGGTCGCCTTTGTCAGTGCCTGGGGCGATCTTGTACCCCTTGGCGCCGTAACGGACAATGCGAGTGCGGCCGGTCTTGGGGTTGCGGACCTTTTTGCTGTATTTCTTGCCGTCCTCGGTGTCACGGCGCACCGGGGGTTGCAGCTGGGCCGGCGCGTAATACTGGATGAGGCTGTCACGGCGTGGCTTGCGATAGCCAGGTTCGTAACGGCGGCGGAGTTTCTCCACGGTGAGTCGGTGGGAACGCATGCCACTGCGAAGGGAGGCGCGGCCAGCTTTGCCCGCGGCGTACATGGCCTGACCAACAGCCATGCCGCGTTCAATCTCGGCTTGAGCCGCTTTACGCATGGCCTTCTCAGCTTTCACATTGGCGGAGCGCGCGGCCCGGCCAAGGCTCTCGGTCTTGGAAAGAGGTCTGATCTGCTCAAAAGCACCCCGGGTAATCCGCATCGAGGGTTTCCGAGCTGTAGCCCGGTGCACGACCTCTGTTACGCCGCGCTGCGCTACCCGTTGCACCGTTTTGGGACTGGTGAGAATCGCGTTGCGACTGCCTTTGTATAGAAGGGCCGTGCCCACAACGCCGGCAGTCAGCCCAACTGCAGCAGCTTTGCCTCCTGTTTTGCGGCATGTCTTGGCAGGGGCGATGTGGCTCTGCCCGCAGGGGCGGCCCTTGGTATCAACGCGGAGTAAGGCTGGTGTGATAATCATGATGAAAGCGCTAATTGAGGAAGCCCACTGCCCAGGTGTCGGTTTTGGAGCTCACCATCACCGGAGCGCCGCTGCGCTCCTTGCGGGGATCCTCGCGCCGCTTGCGGGACACCAGGCGGCGGCGTTCGGCGGGGGAAAGCGACATGGCCTTGGCGGCCGGTAGGCATTTAGGCTTACCTTCACCCTTGGAGCGGTCACCGCAAGGGCCGAGGATCCGGCCGCTGCTGCTCATGCGAACCCATTTCTCCTTGAACCACTTGTCCAGGCCGTCATTGCGGAACTTGCCACCGCGCTTTTTGTACTCGCGCACCATCCAGGCGTTGGCATACGCGCTCGGATAGACCTTGAACTTGCGCTTGGCCGCCGCTTTGACTTCTGCGTGCAGTTCTTTGTTGACGAAGACAGTTTTACCCGGGGCGTCTTGACGCAAAGAAGCAGGAGTCAGAGTCATGATCAGAGGGCGAGAGCGTCGGGTTCGGGGGCAAAACCGGCGGCGTACATGGAGTCACGCTTACGAGTTTCTAGCGAGCTTGCTACAACTGCCCCAGCAGCTAAAGCACCGCCAAGCACACGAGCTCCTGTTTGCACTCGGCGGTTAAACAGTTCGCGGCGAGCTAATGAACTTAAAGCTTGGTTTTGTGGGTCTTTACTGTTTTTATTTCCTTTAATAGCAGTTTTTAGATCCCTGCTTTTTACTCTTGTTAAAATTTGTTTTGTGGTTCTTCTCGTCTGTGTGCCACGCGTTTGCAACAGCAAAGCTGTTTGCTTTTTAGAAGTTTTAAGCGGTTGGCCTGTTCTTTCAGATTTAGCAATTAAATTACGCTCCATCTGACGGATTTCTTTGTTTGTAGGCTCCTTCGGCTTGACTCTGGTAGCAGGCCCTTTGGTGCACTTCTCGCCCTCGGAGATGGCACCTTTGCCACACTTCAAGTCATTGCGGATGGTAGTGGGAGTCAGAGTCATGGCTCAGCTAATCAGTGTCTCTGGGTTAAGGGCGAAACCGTCTGCCCAAATGGAATCGCGGCGCTTCGCGGGACGGTGGTAACGCATCTTGAACGCAGCTTTCCGCGCTCGGTTGGCTGCACTCTTGATGTCAGTTCCGTAACCCTGAGCCAAGGTGCGCAGGTTACGTGACAGGTTTTGGCCAGTAGCTGCGACGTTGGCGGCATTCTTAGCTGCACCAACCCAGTTCCCACGAGAAACATTACCTACAGCGAAACCGGCCTGCAGTGCGGGTTCGACAGTTTGGCGTGCAGCGTTGCGCATAGACGCCCTCGGGTGAAGGAAGGCTGTGCCGACAACGGCAGCGCCAGTGAGTGCAGCCGCGCCAGCCGCCACCTTCACCGGTTTGTTCCAAGAGGCCCGGCACTGGTGATCTTTAGGGATGCATGCGTTACCACACGGCTTGGAGTTAGGGCCACAATTCAGCTTCTTATTGCCGATGAAGACGTCGTTGCGCGTAAGCGTCATGATTCAAAACCCTCAGCCCAAATGGTATCGCGCTTGCGACGACTACCCGGCAAGGGGCGGTCGTACGCGCTTGAGGCCCAACTCGTGCCGCTCGGGGTGGAGCGCACACCAGCCCTACGTCGCTGTGCAGCTTGGTATGTACTGCGCACACGATTCTTAAGCCCTTGAGCACCTCCGGTACGGCGATAGCCCGCGTATGCACCCAGAGCAACTTCTTGGCCTACACCGAGTGCGGCTTGGCGACCGGCGCTTTTTAAGAACTCTTGAGAGAGCTCTTTATTACCCATGCGTGAAGCTTTACTTGCGTTTGCTAATTGCAAAGTTGCAGTGCCTAACTGTGCATTACGTAAACCGCGGCTGACCATACCATAGTTTCCAGTTGCACCGCCCATCATTATCTGATACTGACCTGCACCGTATGCAGTAACACCTCCAACTTTGGCGGCAAGTTCAGCTCCTGCTTTCACCTTGTTTAGTGCACCTTTTGTAGAGCCTTTTTGCCTAGCAAAGCGCTGCGCTGCTTTCGGCGAATGCGAGATTGCACGAAATTGTGCTTTTGCCGATGATGGCTTCTTAGGCTTGACTTTGGTAGCAGGCCCTTTAGTGCACTTCTCACCCTCAGAAATAGCTCCTTTACCGCACTTCAAGTCATTACGGGCTTCAGCAGCGTCCAACCGAGCTCGGATGTAGGTCGCGTTGCGGTCTTGGATACCCAGCTCACAGGCGGTCAGGTACTCCTGCGGAGTGAGCGAATCGCTGCGCTTACGCATAGATCCGCAGCTGCCATCGCACTTGCGGCCTTTCTTCTTACCGCAGCCGCACTCGGCATCCATGGGCTTTTTGCCGTACATGCCGCCATCCATGGGCTTCTTCATGCCGTAACCGTCGGCCGCCGGCTTGCGTCGTTTACGGGAGTGGCCAGGCATCATGCCCATGTCCATCTCCTCTTCCTCAGCAGGTTTACTACCGCGGGAGCGCTTGGCCATCGCCGTGCCCTCGCGGATGCCCTTCTCGTAGGCTTCTGCCTTGGGGCGGCGGGCGGTGACAGGCATGGGAACGGCCTTTACATGTGCTTCTCCCAGAATAGCTAATTCGTGCTACTGCGTATCAAAGGGTTGCGGGGCTAACTGTTCAAATACTGCTGCTCTGTTGAGATCAGCGGGGCCTACAGTTGCCACTTTCGACACTTCTTCACGGTGGCGCCGAGGTAATGCGGCGTAGGTGTCATCAATTGCTGCGATCTCGGGATCCCAGGGAGCTAGGTAACATCGACACCTCGGATGGCAAGGAGCTTGTGCATTGACACGCTTGTAGATACGCCCAGCGCGGGCATTACAGATAGGACACGTACGATCATCACTGGTGGCGTACCACATCACTAAGTCAATCCCATTCACTGCGTAATACTGACTGCTGGCGTTGTTGTAAGCACGCAGTGATTCTGTGCGGGCAATAACATCAGCGCGAGATTTGACTACATCAAGCCGAAGACGCAGATCCTTTGTAATGACGTCCGTGGGGCGACCTTCGGCTACACCTTGTGCAACGAGCTCGGTGGCAGTCTCTGCAAAGGTTTGGCCGTGGCGTCGGAGGTATCCCTTTGACTGAGCCGCGGCGGCGACGGTCGCCTCGATAGGGATTGAGACGTCGATGCGCCGGCGAGAGGGAGTGAGCTCACGCATGGAGTCGCCCGCCACGCCGATGCCTTTCTGGTAGGAGCTACGGAGCAGGCCGCGTAGAACTCGGTCGTAAGCGTCCGTGCGCTGCGGGTTGAACGCCGGCACAAGTTGGCGAAACTCCTGCAGCAGCGCCATATTGCGGTCTGCGGCGGGCTTACCACTGCGGATCTGGATGCGAGTGCGGCGGACCAGGCGGTTGAAGCTGCGGTCAAGGATGCGGTTGAGCTGGGTGACTGTAACGTCCTCGGAGCGGCGTAGGGCGTTGTTGTAGCGCTCAAAGAGTTGCATCGGTACTACTAGCTTTTGGGGTCGTTAGCAATTACACCAGAGAGCACCATAAGCCAGCGTTTAGCTGCTGAAATGGCTTCAATATCAGACATTTCAGGCTTAATTACGTTGCCGGGATCTATCAAACCCACTGCGTCGCTCTCGGGGGAGTCTTTCCTGAGGTTTTTGTTGCGAAGTACCATCGCTGAGTAGCCAGAGTCATTACCCCTAGTGTTATTACGGTCTAGCCACTTAGAAACTTTATGGATTCTGTCGCCTTGTACTGTCTCTGGAACGTAATCGGGAGCCCATTTAACAACTTCGCCTAAGCTTTTGTAAACCCCTCGAATAGCTAGTTTGCCGACTTGAGACAACCGTGCAGATTGAGTAGAACGTGAATTACCGCTAACTATCATGCGAGCCCAGCTTTCGCAATTAGCATTAAACACGTCGTAGTCTAGTGTCTTACCTTTCAGAGCTTCGACACGGGCTGCGATTTGTGTAGGACTATACTTAACTTTAGGTTGTTTGCCAGAAGGCGCACGCTCAAAAACAACGCCGCTGGCGAATTGTCTTTTAGCACCTTGACCTGCTTCGGTTATGGCTATACTCCCTGATTTAGCGACTAATCCATCGGCTCCCATCTGAGCGAAAGAATGAACACCATTTTTCTTACCCATATAGATAGCAAAGTGGGCTGTAGGTTCATTTTTAGTGCGGTTAAACACAAGATCGCCTGTTTTCCACCCCTCAGCTTTAACTTTACTATCATAGTAATTACCTAAAGCTGCTTGTACACCTTTTGGGTCAGTTTTTGAGAAGGTGTCAGACTTAAAAGGTTTAACAGCTGTTCTTAGACTAGGAGTAGTTCCCATGCCCATACCACTACTTAGCTGATAAGCGTCGTTTGCTGCTGCAACAGCTACAGCTCCGACAGTTCCAATAACGAGCGCAGTAGCAATTTGCTTACCTTTAAGTGATTTTTTACCATCACGTTCGCGATCCATCTCTTTCTCAATCGCACTCAGCTGCTTAAGCTCTTTGTCCTGGGGTACGGCTTCGCGCTTCTGCTGTTGCGCGACAGTCCGACCTTGACCTTTTGTGCATGTGTGGGCCTTCGGAATATGTGAGGCCCCACAAGGTTTACCGGCAGCATCTGAACGAGCGCCCTGACGCAGACCCGCGTACATTTGTGCGGTCTCGAGGAACGGTGTCAGCATGGCGAGCTCGTCCTTCGGTAGTCCTTGGGCGTCTTTCAAGACTCCAAGTGTTCCGCGGATGTTCCCGGAGGTCGCGGCGCGCATTATGCGATCCAGCAAGAGCTCGAAAGATGCCTCAGCATCAAATCTTTCTGTCCCCTTCGCTAGTTCTTCGATTGTCGTTTTCATTTTGACAGGAGCTTTGCGACTGGGCTGACGCATAGCGTTATCAAATGTGCGTTTTGTCCACTCGTAAGATACAGGATAGGTTTCTTTCATCTTTTTACCGTTGCCAACGTATAAGGCGAAGTTCTCGGCAAAGGTTTCAAGCCTGTTACCTTGGCTGTAGTAATTAGTAGTTGAAACTTTGTCGCTCTGTCGTATATCAGACATGCCGTAAATAGAAGTAGACCGTCGCAATTCAGCTTCTAAGTCTTTGCCTTCGTACTTCTTACCATTAACTGTGACACTGCGAGGTGTCGCAAAGTTGGAACGATAATGAATAGCATGTCCTAATTCGTGAGACATAAGATATAATCGCTGACCTTTAGGGTTGCCTATAGACGTAGCTGCCATAAAATAACGCTTACGTTGATCAGGCGTCATGCGCTTAAGTTGTGTTGGTGTAATTGGTCCGTCTGTGTTTAATTTAGTATATTTATTACGGGCATCCATATAAGAAGCCACGCCCTTACTATAACTCTCAACTGAACTCCCTTTCGAAGGATTAGATACTGTAGGTTGGCCTCCCACCACATGCACACGGTTAGGTTTGTCTGTAGTAAAATACCCGCCTAGCACTAGCGATTTAAGCGCGTCTACGCGTTGTACGTCTGTACCCGTCTCTTCTATAAACTTTTGTATTTTATTTATAGTTTCAGGCTCTACACCATCAGCTTTCTTTAAAGCTTCGTATTCGGCCTTTAATTCTTTAGGTGATCTCGTAACTTTAGCCTCACGCATTAAGCTAGCTGTGCCTAAAGCAGCGCCAAATAACAAATAACCGGCAACTTTAGAATCACCACCTGAACGTAAAATACTAACTGCAGTGGCTCCCATAGCACCGGTAGCCCCAATCCTTAAAGCAATGCTTGTCAGCTGTCGCGCTTTGTACGTTGTAGTGCGTTCGCCAGTTTTCTCATCTACAGAGCCTGCAGTTCCTTTTCTACACTCATGCGCCTTCGGAATATGCGAGGCCCCACAGGGCTTTCCCCGCAGATCTGCCCTTACAGCTAAGTAAGCATCAATGCGCGCTTGTTGTAGCTGATCTTTCCGCATGCGCTTCAAAGCGGCCTCGGCAGCCTCACGTGTGGCATACCTAGGTGTCCCATCCTTGTTCTTTTGTCTCATCAAGTCAGCAATACGCTGAGCGTTAGAGCGCCGACGAGCGGGGCGAGCTGGCTTCTCTGGTGAAGGTGTGCTTGACCGAACTCGGGTTTGAGAGCCTCGCAGGGTGGTCAAACGTTCAAAGCCATTGCTCCGCAAATAGTCAGCCGCAGGAGTTGTAGTGCTGAAGCTGCGCCCTGAGAGCTCGGATGCTGCGAGCCGAATCTCTCGCTCTGTGGCTATAAACGTAGGGCTACCAATGACCTTGCTGGAGTAGTACTCCTTAGCCACTAGATCACTAAGGCCTTGACCCATCTTGTTTCCAACTGCTTCAGGCTTGTTCAAGCTCTTGGCTAAATAGCGCGACTGTCCAATACGTGCACTATTCAACAAATCGCTGTAGCCAGCTTTGCGTGCCTCAGCTGAAAGAGCAGCACCTACAGGTTGACGAACTTCATCAGCGATTCGCCCAAAATACTGATCGAAACCAGCGCGAGTATCTCTGTAAATCGTGTCTGCGAACTGCTTACGGCTGACTTCAGTCGAGCCTCCTCGGGGAGCATCTCCGATAATTTTGTCGAGGTTACTGACTGCACGTTCTCGTACGTCATCAGGGAAGTTAGCTGTGCTAGGCCCTACAACCCTGTTTAAAAAAGCATTGCGAGAATTCGCATCTTTAAGATTTACACCTTCTTGTCGTGCTAACGCTTGTAAGTTGCGCGCTTCACGGTTTAGCGCAGTAGCGACAGAACGTCGTACAATTGTAGCATCATCACCTTTTTTAAGTTTAAAGCCAAACTGGCGAGATAAATACTCATTTGTAGCGGGCTCGGAAAAGGTACTCCTGTCACCTGCACCCCCCGCATTAGTACGAGTAGCTCCCCAAAAAGTTTCTAGGTTTTTCTGCCTCCATGTAGAGGCATTCATATCTAACGCTTTAGCTTCAATATCTAAGGCTTTAATCTTATTCTCTAGTACTTTTGCGTTTCCGTACTCTGTAGCACGACGTTCTAGTTGAGTAGGCGTACGAAGTACGGCACCTCGCATAGCCTCAGGGCCTCTAGCTGCTTCTCCTGTTGCTCTAGCCACTGCCTCACCAGCAGCAGCTCGGCCAGCGGCACGCCTCTCAGCCCGCCGACCTTTGATCCCAGGAGTGGCATCAAGCACACGGTTAATCCCAGCCGCTACCGCGTCATCAATCTGGCGGCCCACTCCATCTCGGTAAAAGGGTGCCCTCTTCAGCTGGTTGTGGCTGAATAAACCAAAGCCAACAACTGCGAGGCCAACTGTGATGACCCCAGCGCGGCGTTCAAGATCCGCCTGCAGTTTCTTCTTGCGCTGGATGTCACCAGGAGTGGCCTTCACAACCCCGCGAACGATGGCACGCTTACCACCTTCGATCTCAGAAAAGCTCCCTTTACGCACACCTTTAGAGATACGCTTAACACCACGCTCAATGTTGGCCAAGCCACTAACAGGATCTGTACGAACTGCCCTCAGATGTGAATCCGGGCCTTTACCCTGCAGTCGGCAATCCCAATTAGGAGGAATGCACCGGCCACCACACTTCACATTAGGTGGGGTGCACGTCACCCGGCGTCTAGTCTTCCCCGTGCGGCTCCGAGCAGCGTCCATCCGGGACTTGCTTTCCAGGTACGTCGCGGTGCGAAAGCCTTGAGGTGTGATGTTGAGTTTTGTCATTGATCAGTACCCCTCGTTGTAAGCCCGGAAAGCGTCAGCCTCGGTATCGGGCACCTGTGAAAGCCCTACTACATTCTGCCCGGGAAACAGTTTCTGCACCGCAGCCCTTGCAGCGCGGAGTGCGTTGAATCCTGTGGTGTAAGGGCCATCCGTAATAGCACTATCAAGGCTGAAGCGCGCTCGGTAGAGCTTCCGCGCTCGGGTGCGGTGAGGCCCAATAATCAGAATGGGAGCCGCGGAGCTGCTATCGATGCGTTGCCCATCAGGGCCGACCATAGGGCCCGCGACGACGTCATCAACACGATGAGTGACACGGATGCGGAGCCCTTCAGCAGAATCGAAGTGCGCGTCCCCGCGGTTGGGCGGCAAGCTGCCTTGCTCCCCAGCCTCGGGAGCTGTCGGCTGTTCAGCTGTAGCTTCAGGTGGCTGGGCTGCTTGCTGCTGGGCTTGAT